CGTATTCGGAACTATTACCTCCATGTTCGCAGTCAGAACGCCGCTGAACTGATAGGCGATGCGGTTCAGGTTCGTACCAGCAAGCGTGTACGGGCTGGCCTCGCCGGTAAGGCTGATCGACACATAATCGAAAGAGAACGTAGCGCTCTGACCATAGCCAATCGTGTAGAAGTTAACCCCGTCAGTGATGATCCGTGCGCTATCACCGGGATTGAATACTAAGTTGGCCTGCCCGTTTATTAATTCACCGCCCGGAGGCTGAATCGTGAGGCCGCCTGTGCCTGAGTTGCGTGCGTCAAAGAACCAGTCGTTACCAGCTGCAGCAGCAGAAGGCATCGTGAACGTACCAGCACCACCATTCCAGACGATTACGCGAGCGCGGTCAACGGATGTTAGCGTATAGTTAGCCGACAGCAGCGTCGTTGGAGCTGCCTGATTCAGCGTAGTCGTGATTGCCTTGAGGCCTGCACCAGCCAGTGCGCTTGCAGATGCGGACGATGTGCCAGCACCATACTGAATCGGACGCCACGTACCGTTAACAGTCGTATTGCCCGTGAGATATATCTGCCATGCCTGACCGGAAGCAATCGTCTGAATCGTGTTGCCGCTGTTGTCAGCGACTGTGAACGAAGACGCGCCGACGTTGAAGAACAGAGCAGTCTGACCGACGCTTGCCTGTGATGCATCAGGCATACGGATCGTGAGGCCAGCACCAGACGGCGTGACATCCATGATGGACGCGACGACGTTGGTGTTAGTTGCAAGCTCAGTCGGCCATGTCAGCGTGACGTTTGCTGTCAGAGCGATAGCGCGATAGCTTACATCAGCCGGATAGACGACTGTGCCACCAAAGGTATTTGTGAACGACGGCACTATTAGTCCTCCCTGCGGATGATACCACGGTCAACAATCTGGCGAATATCTTCGCCGTTGAGCGCAGCAATGGCACGGTCGTAGAAGCCCTGCCAGATGGGTATGATTTCCTCGTTCTTGAGGAATGGCGCAGCCTCCAAGAGCGATGCATAAAGCAGCGCATTCGGGGCATACTCAGTAAACCAGTTGGTCTGTACGTCTTCGCCCAGCAGTGGCGGCAGCTCGTAATAGATCAACTCATATGGGAAATCATCAGACGGCGTGGGTGCGAAGAACCAGTGCTGGTAGTCATAGTCAGCATAGAATCTCGGCGTCCCAGTTACGGTCTGGTTCGGCCAGTACTGGCGCATATATTCGTAAGCACGCGGGAAGATCTCTCGCGTTGTGTTATAGCCAGTACCGGTTCCGACCATCATACTGACGGTTTCACGCCAGCGGTCAGGCTTTGGATATGTCGCCTGCCCCTGAATCATTGTCGAATTAACGACAGTGACAGTCCCTTGTACCTTGAGTTCTCTTGCCAGACGACGTTCAGCAAGCCCCACAAGACTTGGGAGCTGCAGATAAACCGAAGGGTCGGTAGCCAGCGTAGCTCCACGCTCCAGATAATTCCGGAGATCGTTGAGCAAGCTGGTATACGTCATCGCGGTGGCCATGAGACAATCCTTACATTAATTCAACAATAGCCGCAACTAAAGCTGTGATAGCAGCGATTGCCACTGCCAACTTGCCCTTGACGTTCATAATCTTAGCCATCATCGTTAGATTTGGCGCGTTTTCCATTGGCAGGATTTTGCCTACAGCCTTCTTTGAGATTGCCTTCTCAGCTTCTTTTTGGATAAGTTTCTTTAGATTAAGCATAACTTGTCTCCTTACAACCAAGTAGCGTACTTCTTGGTCTTAGCTTTGCGGTCTTCGAGGCCGTGTGTGCCCCCGTTGATCCGCTTGGTGAGCTGCAGAATAGCAGCGTCATTGATGCCCTGATCGCAGATTGACCACAGCTTGTTTGCATCGAAGAACCACAGGGCGCTTTCAAAGCCCAGTTCGGTAGCCACAAGGTCTGGATTGTCCAACACCTCCTGTTCGCGTCCGATGTATTTGCCGAATGCGCGGTAGTTGTTCTTGCCCGTCAATTGGAGGGGGCCTCGACCTTTGTATGCGAAACCGTCGCCAGACGCTTCGTCGCCATTGCCCATACGATTGGCGTAAGCACGGTTGGCAATGCGCTGAGGCTGGCGCTCATAATTTTTAGCGATGCCTTCAGTCTGAAAGTATTTACCGAAGGTTGTTCGCAGCCCCTTCGCGCCATAATTCAGGTTTTCGCTAAATGCTTTGAAGTTGCCACTTTCATGCGCGCATTGGGCAAAAAAGTGGGCAGCGCGGTTCTTGTTTAGTTTGAAGTAGGATGCGGCAGCCTTCAGCGTGCCGGGGCCGAAAGCCCCGTCAGCCGTTACGCCAATCTTCTTCTGAAGTTCAATCATGCTCATTTGCCAGCACTCCGCCAATCAGGGAAATCAAGTTCATCGACTACGCCGTCGCCGTTGGCGTCATAGCGCAGGTCGTTGCGGTACTTCTCCCAAGGCTCTAGATCATCGTCATCATCGTCGTCTTCAGGTTCGTCGATGAATACAGTGGCTTGCGGATCGTCGTATGCCTTTGGTGCTGGCGCAACCATGTCAGGTGTGAGCGGCAGCGGATCTGGTTCAGGCGCTACAGGGGCCACAGGCTCCGGCTCAGGATCGTCGCGATCTTCTGGCGGAGGCGGAACCAACTCGCCCTTCATTCCCATCAGCGTGGCGTATGAACCGGCGACCGCACCGACAACCGAGGTCATGACATAGCTGAGCAAGCCGAATACGTCTTTGTTATCAATCACTTCGTTCGACACGAACAGGCCGGCGATCATAGCGACGGTAATGGTGCAGATGACAAATGCCATCGTGCGGGCCGCCATAAGAAGCGCCTTGATGCGCGCGTCCATTAGTTTATCTTCCATCTTCAGTCCTTCCCGGCCAGCGGGTTCGCCAGCGTCTTTTGAATACGTGCAGCGGTCTCAGTCTCAAGTTCCTTGATCCGGCGCTGTTGCTCCCTATCCTGCTCACGCAGTTGGTCTATGATAGCGCGCTGCATCTGCATGTTCTGCGCGTCGCTGTTTCTAACACTGCTTGACACCGCGTCAACCGTCTGCCGTGTTGCGCCCACGCTGCTAGATATTGAGCCGGTCAAGTAGTTCAGCGCCTCGCTGTTGCCTTTGGTCAAACGCTCGACGCTTGTAACGCGCTCATTCAGCACTGAAATCTGGCTGTTGATACCTGACAAATCAGGCGGCACATACGCTGCAGTAACTTCCTTCATGGTCAGGAATTGCTGATACACTTGGAAACCAGCCCACAGGCCACCAAGGATTGTCGAAAAAGCCGCGAAGATAATGGCAATCTTGCCGCTGCTCAGTCCACCAATGTTAAAACTAAAGCCGCTCTCATCGAAGGCGACCTTGGGATCCTCATCTGTACTGCTCATCTACCATCTCCTGCCATCGGGCATCGTTCGTCTGCATCATTCGATACATCTCAAAGTTTGCGTCTTGCAGCCTACGTCTGCGGTATATATCACGAATTGCGTAAAAGTCAGCCCTATCTTGCAGGGATGCCTGCGTGTACGCGGCGAAGCCCGGCACGGCACCCATCGCCGCGATTGTGTCGCCCTGACCTTCTGCCATTTCGCTTTCTGACTTTTCGGATGATGCGCTTGCGGCAACGGGCGCTGCGCTGCTTTGACCGCCGCCGCTATTCAGGATTTCAAACGTATTGGTCATCGACATGGGGCTGTCTGCTGAAATAGCGGCATCGAGCGGTGACGAGGCAGCGCCAACACTACCCACGCCACCAACTGCACCAGAAGCGCTCGACCCGAAGTCAACGCGCATTTGAAAGCTGCCGAAGCCCTGCGACGACTGTGCGTTGTTTTCAAACGCCGATGATTGGCTGGTTTGTGCGGCATCGCCAAAGGACGTGTCTTGCGCAGCCCCGGCACCTTCTTCGGACGCCGTAGCAAGCTGATTTGACGCCTCCTGTTCTGCTTCACCCGAAGACGCGTCTTGGCCCTCTGCGGCGGCACGACTGGCCTTTCGTTTACCGGCGGCCCGATCACCACATCCGGCACACTTACCCTTGGCGGCACTCTTGCCGTGGCCAATGGCGGCACCGGCGCGAGCGTAGCGGGCGCGGCGCGCACGAACCTCGGCGCGGCGGCCTCTGGCGCGAACAACTACATCACCTCCATTGCGCATACCACGGGCACAAACAGCGCGGCCCCAGACAGCGGCACCGACATTGTCAACAAGCTCCACGCCAACAACATCGCGTCGGG